TAAAGATTATACAAAAATAAGAAAGGAGAGCTAACTTAGAAAAGCTAAAAAACTGTCTTGACAATGGGGAGCATTATAAAAAATCCTATGCCGTATTGCGCCATCTCCGCACCTGGCATATAAACACCTACTTTCCCGCTCTTGCAATGAATTTTCCGTTATTTGCCCGAGCACCCTACCCAAAATTTTGATAACCGGTCAACTGATTACTATTTTTTTACATTTCCACCGCACCAGTTTTCCCAAAAAATATCCGCATTACTTATGCATCCGTCCTGCCAGAAGTCTTCCGTCTTACGTGAAATCTTCAGCCACAGCCCATATCCATTCCTCCTTTCTTTTTGCTTTTTTAAACCGGTTGTCTCCGGTAATGCCGTCCCTTTTCATGTTCACGGTACCGAAAAACGGCATAAAATCATAACAAACAGTCAGGTATCAGTCAGGAAATGTTTGACTGGGTATAAATAAAGGCACTTACGAAAGTAAGTGCCTGACCATTCCCATGGTATTTTTTATATTTCACATTTTTAGGTAGCATACAATTATTAAAAGCTTTTGTTTTCTGCGCAAAACTCATTTGCCGCCAAAATTCTGCAATGCCAACAAAAAAGAGCCTTGTTCAAGGCTCTTGATTTTTTTATTTGTAAAACTGACCTTCTATTTTTTTCTTGAACAGTTGATAGCCGCGATATCTGATCTTTAAGACTTCTATTTCCTTTTCCAGTTCCTCAATCCGCCTGCCAAGCTCATCAAGATTCTCTGATTCCTGAGTGTTTTCAGTCTGTGCGGCATCCTTGTCAAATTCCTTTAGAAACTCCTCAAATTCTTTATCCAAAACAATGTTATAATATTTCTTTTTTAACTCCGATAATATATTTTCTTTTTCTCTGATTTCATTAGCCATTTTTTCGTCATTCTCTTTTAATATTTGCCTAATCATATAATTGTCATAATCCCTTAGTAAATCCATAGTATCCCCCTTTGGCACATATTATTAATGTTTTATTTCTACAATTAGTGTTTTATTTCTACAAAAAAAGATAAAATCATCTTTTATTCTTTAATTTTTTTATTTTTCAGATGTCTCCAAACTCATACTGTAAAATGTTTTCATGTCACATAAATCCCGTCTCTTAAAATTAAAAATCAAATATACCGTTTGCATACAGCCGTTACCGTATGCTCGATGATTTTCAGCCATTTCTCCTTTGCATGAATTCAACTCAACGTGACTTCAAACTCTCGTTCTTTTTACCGTCTTTACCTTTTGCCATGAACCTGACAGTCTGCGGAGCTCTCCACTTCGTTAAAGTGCAGCTTATCATGTCTACGGGTTGCATGAGAGCTTTCATAGAATTCACCCATAGATATTATAACAAACATCCGTTCGGTTATAGACGAGAAAAATCCTTATAGGTAGACAAAAGCGCCACAACAGGTGGAAACATACGGCTTGACGGGTTTTAATTCCTCACAGGAAGGCTTTAATCGAAGAGTGTGGTAACAACAAGGGCTATACATATTCGTTTCAATTCCTTATAGGTAAACTTAAAATGATAATAAGGGCGTCAAAAAGTTAAAAGAGCTATAGTTTCAATTCCTCATAGGTATACTCCAAATCCGTAAAATCCTCATAAAGTCAATTTAACACTCATTAGACATCGACAGACAAAACGTTTATTTAAATTATACCATTAGTTTTATCCTTTTCAATATAAATTGTATGAATACCTTCGATGTGAAGGTTTCCCACAATGAAAATAGTTTCAATTCCTTATAGGTAAACTTTAAACTAACAATAGACGGTGCATTAAACGCTTTTAATAAGTTTCAATTCCTTATAGGTAAACTTTAAACATTTACCCTGGACAACAGTTGGTGATTCCATCATGAGTTTCAATTCCTTATAGGTAAACTTTAAACGACTGGGCAGTATTCAATAGCAAAAATACAGGAATAGTTTCAATTCCTTATAGGTAAACTTTAAACTAACTGCAGTTGATTCTGTATTATTTTGAATAGCATGTTTCAATTCCTTATAGGTAAACTTTAAACCTTGTCAAGCTATTATGACGCAGTTACAGAATACGTTTCAATTCCTTATAGGTAAACTTTAAACCTGAGTTCGGAAATGGTAGCCCGCCGTTTCAAGAAGGTTTCAATTCCTTATAGGTAAACTTTAAACGAGAAAGAGGAAGGCCTGAAGGTCGAGAATATCCGTTTCAATTCCTTATAGGTAAACTTTAAACATAAATGAACTTAATTTTGTTGTAAAAGTACCTGCGTTTCAATTCCTTATAGGTAAACTTTAAACCCGCTTGACCATGTCGATGGTGCTATATGGGACACGTTTCAATTCCTTATAGGTAAACTTTAAACCAATGGGTATCACATCACATCACTCTTTTTAGAAAGTTTCAATTCCTTATAGGTAAACTTTAAACCTTTGTCATTTCACAGGTTGACTACGATGAAGAGGGTTTCAATTCCTTATAGGTAAACTTTAAACGTGTTCATTCCGTCGTCACCGACCCGAAAAAGTGAGTTTCAATTCCTTATAGGTAAACTTTAAACCCGTAAAACCCTCGTAAAAAGCCGCTTTTATAAAATCATAACTTTCATGTTTTTAAGTATTAAAATCCGCAAATAGCTGATATTGCTCGATTTTTACATCTGTCGATCCCCGGGGGTTTTTAAGCTACCGGAGATCGACAGAATTATTTATTGATAAATATTACCATATATTTTACCAATTTGCAAATTAAATTAATAACCCAGAACGAAGCCGGGGTAGCGCTACAGGAAGGATTTAATTTTAGAGCTGTCAGTTACTTTTTTCCCTTGCCGTTCCTGTCATAATGCCGGCTTTGTGGGTTTATACTGGCGCGAGGAAACTGCAGCTTGTCCACTGGTAGAAATAAAACTTTTACGTGACGTATGAATGCTCTAATAGAAAAAGAACAAAAGAATGCGTCATGAAGATTATCAATAAAGATATATAGAGAACCTCGTTATTGAACATCCTGAGAAGAACGTATTTTCACCTGAAACTATAGAAAGGATTATTGCAAAAATATCTGAATATGCTGCTTCACAGGTCGAAGAAATAAATCGTGATATAAAAACATATTTACTGACCAACTCGCTGGTATTCAGACTGAAATAAACAACATAGTAAATGCCATAGCAGCAGGAATGTTCCATCCGTCTATAAAGGAAAAAATGGATGAACTTGAAACAAAGGAAGCAAACCTTTTGCTTAAATTAGAAGAAGCCAAATTGCAAGCCAAAACACATGCGCCTACCGAAGATATGATAAGGAAATACCTTCAGAAAGATGCTGATATAAGAAACAAAAGCCCGGAAGAGCAGAAACGCATCATCCGGGATTACGTTAATAAAATAATTGTGTATGAAGATAAAATCGAAATAGATAAAATTGTGACCTTTGATGGTGGAGGCGAAGAAGTCAAAGTCGAACCCTTGGCCGGATCGGTCGGAAAGCCACTGTCTTCTATTTTTACAGTCCGCGGCCGCCCGCTTTCGTCAACATAGTTATAGGTTATCGTTATATGGTCATCATAGACGAATACCGCTTTGACGAATATGTCGATAATCATTCGCTGGTATTCCGGATCGTTTATGTTGCCCCCCTTAAACTGATTAAGCCAGAAGATAACCTGTTTTTTCGTCACCTTTGGCATGACTATTTCTTCATGGGCGATCCTGGCTTCCAGGTCCTTTTTCTCTTTCTCTAATTCCAGCAGGCGTGCTTGTGTAGATTCAGAGAAGATTCCCATTTCAACGGCCTTCACCAGGTTAGCGATTGACTTCTTAACACCTTCCAGTTCCATTTCGAGAGCACGCAGGACGCTTCTATCCCGTTCCTGATTTTGCAGTTCAATAACCCTGTCGGCGATCATTTCAATAACTTCGTCGACCAATACGCGGCGGACAGTTTCAGTAACGACCAGACTTTCGATCCAGTCTTTACGGACTGGCTTTTTATCGCAGGTATGCCGGCGCTTTGTGTTGACGCATTTGTAATAATAATATTTCCGGCCCTTCGTCTTGCTTGTCCCACTTTCGCCGTTCATATTGGCCCCGCATTTGCCACAAAACAGCTTCGTCGAAAGTAAATAATCCATTTTAGCCGCCGCCCTTGCCGGCGCTTTTTTATTTACAGCCAGCATATCCTGGACCTTTTGGAATAGGTCCTTGTCTATGATGGCCGGAACGCCGTTTTCAATTACAACGTCATTCCACCTATAAACGCCAATATATTTTTCGTTCCTTAAAATCGTGTGAAGACTATTCGGGCCGAATTTATTCCCGCGCGAAGTCCGGTAACCGCGTTTATTTAGTTCTTTGATTATTTCTGTTACCGTTTTGCCACTGGCATACATTTCAAATATTTCTTTAACAATCGCCGCTCCCACAGGATCAACAATAAACTTCTTGTCAGGCCCGATTTTATATCCGAGCGCTATATTACCGCCGGTAACCTGGCATTTTAACGCGCTTTCCTTCATGCCGCGCTTTATGTTCTGGGAGAGGTTGGCGGAATAATATTCGGCCATCCCTTCCAGCATGGATTCAAGGATAATTCCTTCCGGTGTGTCCGTTATGTTTTCTTTTGCCGATATAACCCTTACACCGTTTTTCTTTAGCTTTGCCTTATAAATCGCGCTGTCATACCGATTCCGCGCGAAACGGTCCAGCTTCCAGACAATCACCGCTTCAAACTTCCGGCTTTCGCTGTCAGCTATCATGCGAAGAAAATCTGGGCGCTGATCAGTTCTTCCGGTTAAGGCGCGATCTGTGTAAACGCCTACAATGTTTATGTTATTTCGTTCCGCAAACTCATAGCATTCGCGAAGCTGGCCTTCGATCGACTGATCTGTCTGGTCAGGGCCTGGCGAATACCTGGCGTAGATTACCGCGTTCATAGTTTCCTTTCCCTCTTTTTCTTTTTGGGGGAAAAGGTAGAAAAAGCGTCAACAAACGCCTTTGCCACGGTTTCATAATCTAAATCCAGAGCATAGTCATTATTCGGTTCAATGTCCTGGTCATTAAAAACAGTTTCGTCTTCTGGATCATAAGCAATAGTCGTACAGCGACACCCTTCATGTAACGGTGGATAATTTACACCAACACGCGCGGCGCTAATCGGAAAGCGTTTACCATCAAGCGCTGAACATATCGGACAGGTTCGTTCATCTAAAGTCGCCATAAATTCATATTCTTTATAACCGGCTTTTATGTACATATCAAGATCGTTAGGCACAATAGATAACACCCCTTACTGACCGCTTCGGCGGTCTTTTTTATTTGCTCTGCTTTTCCTTTAGTTCATTAGCATAAACAAGCACCTTCGCCTGGTTCATGGCGTTAAGTTCAGCAAAAATGTTCAATAGTTCTATTTCATTAGCAGTCAAAAATCTTTCTGACCCGTTGATAATAGTCACCGGCGCATGGGCGTGTCCAATAATCCCGTTATTTGTATGAACATTGCCGGTGATAACGTCCTGCCCTCCAGCAAGAAAATCAACCGATACCCCTATTATTTCAGCCGCTTTAATTAGGTTCGGACCTTTCGGATCGGTTTTTCCATTTGCCCAATCTGAAACAGTTGAAGCGGAAACGCCCAGTTTTTTGGCTAATTCCTTTTGGTTTATCCCTTTTTGCTTCGCTACCAAAACAAGTCTTTCTCCAGGCTTCACAAAACGCACCACCTTTTACTACAAAAATTCGGAAAAGGCTATTGACAATTCAAGTAAACCGAATTATAATAAGGTTAACCCTATGAAATTAGGGTAAACAAAATCAGCCAACAGAAAAACGAACATCTGTTGGATTCGGTTTAGCTTATAAAATAGGTCTTCAACAACTCTATTATATAAGTAAACCGAAGTAAAGTCAACAGAAAGGAGGTAAAAAAATGGAAAAATACCTGACCTGTGAGCAGGTCGCCGAAAAATACGGCGTCAAGGTCATTACTATATGGGCCTGGATTCGGGAAAAGAAACTGCCGGCAATCAGGATCGGTAAAGGTTACCGTATCAGACCCGAAGACCTGGAGGCTTTCGAAGCGGCCAGGAAGACAAAATAAGGGGGTTTGCGCATGGGACAAGTACGGTCGATCAAGATTCCGGACCACCAGCTTAACCGCCTGGCCCAGCATTTAATTGACGTCATTCCCGAATATTTCAAAAATCCGGCCAACCAGATCCGGTTCGAAGAATGGGAGATTCAAAACAATTGTGAAGGGAGGAAAAAACGTGAGGTCAAGCAAGTGTAATCGTTGCGGCAGAGTCTTAAAAAATCCGGTTTATATCGAACTTGGATATGGCAAAGTCTGTGCCGCAAAAATGGGAATTTCGGTTCCCTCAAAGAAGCGCGCCGGCGACGCTGAAGAACCGGTAAGAAAACAGGGTCCATTTGTCCCCTTTAAGGGCGACATCATTTGTCGGAGAACCGAACACGGGCCAGAAGTCAATATCCCCCATAGATTTGTTAAACACAGTCCCGCCGGCCTGGAATGGGGTTATGGTGGTTCTGGCCCTGCCGATCTGGCATTAAACGCCCTGGCAATGTATATCGGGCGTGAAAAGGCGGAAGAAAACGGACTTTATCAGGAATTTAAGCGGGAATTTATTGCGACCATGCCAGCCGAAGGCGGCGTTATTAAGCGCGAACAGGTATTATCCTGGCTTAAAGAAAAAGGTTGTGATCTCAATGAAACGACTTTGGCAGAAACATAAAAAGAAAGTGTTCGGGTATTTCGCCTTCCTTATGTTCTTTCTCATGTACGGGACTGTTGGAGCGGTTGAATGTGACACGCTTCCCCTTTTCGAAGGAACTATCAGGTCAATAATCTTCCTGGCCTTGTGGGTCCTCTTTACTTACCTGGCCGGAGGGTTTGAAGAATATTCGGAAAGGAGGGACAAGCAGTATGAAGTACAAGCCGAAGACGCTTTCGCCGGTTCAGGTCGCACAGGTCGTCAAAGCCCTTCTGCTTCTGGGCGAAGAACATATCACTATTGAAACAGTAGAAAAAGACCGCTACGCAATCACCACAAAGCGCAACGGTCCTAACCCTAAAGAAAAGAATTAAGTTTTATTTCATTCTATCGAATAAAAGGAGGTTTTTCAAGTGTTGAATCTTTATGATACCGAAGCCGTAAAGGCTTTCATCTTCGATATTTTGGTCGAAAACCGGGAACTTAAAAAGCAATTACAAACCGCCCAAACTTCTTCTGATATGTGGTTTAAGGACTACCAGGCACAACGTGAACGCGCCGATAAGGCCGAAGCGCGCGTTGCAGAATTGGAAAGACAGATCGAAAAGCTGACCGCCGGCCAGGAAGGGGGCAATGGCAATGATAATCACGAATAAATTTAACCTTCCTGCCCCTTTTGTCAGCCTGGCCCAGCGTGATTATATTTACGAGCCTAACGAATACCGCGTCACTTCCCTTTTGAAAGGGGTCAGGGAAACGATCCTGGAACGCAGGCATGGCGACAAGATCGAACGTGACGTATCGGATATGGTCTGGCTTCTGTTCGGGACCGCCGTTCATTCTGTCCTTGAAAAATGCCAGGAAGGTGATCAGGAACTTAAAGAAGAACGTATCAAAATTCCTTTCGGTAATTATATTTTATCCGGAAAATTTGATCTTTATAAC